GATGCTATTAACCAAACGGCACAACAAAGCCAAGCGGGTTTGAGCAATTTGACCAATACGGTTAATGCTAATCAAGCTTCTACCAATGCAGCATTGTCAAACTTAAGTGCTCAAGATCAAGCAAATTATGCTAATCTGACAGCAGCACAAAAGCAACAAGCACAAGACTTGGCAGCACAAGGTCAATCATTGTCCAGTGCTATTGGTCAAGTGGCACAACAAAGTCAAACGGGTTTAAGCAATTTATCCAATACGGTGAATGCTAATCAAGCTTCTACTACGGCGGCTTTGACTGGCCTAAGTGCTCAAGATCAAGCAAACTATAATAGTCTATCGGCGGGGCAACAACAACAAGCACAAGCTTTAGCTGCACAAGGCACTTCGTTAAGTGCTGCAATTGCTGCTGTTGGTGCAGCTGGTGCTGCAGGTTTAAGTAATTTGGCCAGTACAGTTGCTTCTAATCAAGCTGCTACAACTTCCGCTTTAGGAACAGTAAATTCGGGGTTATCACAATTGCAAAATGCTAATAAAGTTTCCCAAGCACAACAAGCGCTTGACAATACTAAACTCGCCCCTTATAAGGCACAAACAATAAAAGGTAATACCGTGAACTTAATCGGAGAAAACCCACTAACGGCCACTTTGGCTCCTTTAGATAGCCAATCTGTTAATCCTTATCAAGTCCAATATAACGCAAAAGAGGGTGGGCATATTGCAAGTTTTTCTGAAGGTAGTAATGATGGTATCGCAGCAGATGATACCTTTAATGTACCAGAATCAGCAGGCAATTTAATTCCTGTAAGCCATTCGCCATTAATTTGGCATGGTAACCCCGGCAAAACACAAAACTTTACTACTGGTTTGGCTTCTCCGCATTTGGGCGCAATTCATATTCAGGCCCGCGCAGATGGTGGTACAATACACGAAGAACATCATCCAGAGTTTTATAGTGAAGGGGGCTTGAATGCTGTTCATAATAGTAACACTTATGTTACTGGTAAAGGCGATGGCACAAGTGATAGCATTCCAGCCATGCTAGCAAACGGCGAATTTGTTATTCCAGCAGACGTAGTGTCTAGTTTAGGTAATGGCGATAACACAAGTGGGGCTAGCGTATTGGATCAATTTTTACAAGTGATTCGGCATCATAAGCGTGATGCAGCACCGGATCAATTACCGCCCGATAGCAAAGGCCCATTAACTTATTTAGCAGAAGCACAACATAAGGCGAAAAAAGCATGAGCGCACTAACACAACTCACAAGCACTACGGGCTCAACCGCCACGACGCTTCCGTCTTGGTACGATACAGCCCAACAAAACATTGTCAACCAGGCTCAAACTGCTGCTTCTGCAGCGCCACAGTTTAGTCAAACAGTTGGCCAAAATGCAATTAACCAACTTGGTGGAACCAATGGGCAAGTTAACCCGTTTGCGGCACCGACAACCACATTAAATCAAATTGCAAGTGGGGCAGCAAACCCATTTACAACCAATGCTCAAGGGCAAATGACGCCCGATACAAGCACCCCTCTTGGCGGTTTGTATGCAGCACAACAGCAACAGCTACAACAAATGTTGCCGACTATATTGGCACAACCAGAGGCCCAAAACATTGGTTCGGGCAACTTTGGTAGCTTGCGTGGTCAGACAGCGAACGCCACTGCAGAGGGTAATGCGCTGGCAACCTTGCAAGCTAACCAATTGCAAAATGCTATTCAAAATCAAACAACTGGTGTCAATGCTGCTAAGGGTGCTGCTGACGTTGGTCAAATGAACTTGGCAGATTTGCTCAGTGCTGGCCAAACACAAATGGCTGTGCCATTTCAAAATACTGCTAATGAAGCAAATATTATTGGTGGTATCAACGCACCCACAACGGTTAACACACAACAAAATCAACCGCTTATTAGCCAAATTACTTCTGCTGCAGCTGCATTGGGTGGTTTGCCTAGCGGAGTCAATAATCTGTTAACTAACATGGGTATTAAAGGCGGTTTGTCCGGTTTGTCTGGTTTGTTTAATAGCACACCTACCAACCCTGGCACAGACAACTCTTTGCAAACGGCAATTAATAGTGGCCAAACAGGCACTGATGCAAATGGTAATGCGTTGTATACTGCACCAAGCGGTACAACATATCTTTCTGACGGAACTTCGGTTGGTCCGTAATAAGGAATAAATATGGCACTCGAAACATTAGACGACGACAATCAATCTTCCAGCAACGAACCAGTGCAGACCCGTGCTACTGTTAATCTTGGTGGCACTAAATTTCCGGTTTCTGCAGGGATGGATTCTGCAACCATTTTAAGAAACCTGCAAGCTGAAATGGATCGTAGGCAAGCTGCTATGCCTAGTGACTTCATGATGGGTTTGTACAAAGCTTCCGCTATTGCCAAGGGCAGTCCTGAAGCTGCGGCCAATATGGATGCACAACGCCAAGCTCAGTTGAATCAATTGTTCAACATGAAAATGCAAGCAGAAGCGTTCCGTGCTGCTCAAGCACAACAAGATCGTGCAAGCCAAACTTTTGCCGCTGCTAACCCCAATGTGCCAGCTCAAGGTGCTGCTTCTCAAGGTGCTGCTTCTCAAGGTGCTGCTTCTCAAGGTGCTTCTTTAAATCAAAATATCGGTTCTTATAATAGTATTCCTGGCGATATTAAGAGTGAGCTTTATGCCCAAGCAGAACAAGAAGCTCGATCAAGCGGCGATCCTACAAAAGCTTTGTCTAAATATCACGAAAAGTTAAATAAATTTTTAATTACTAAATTTCAGTCTGAGCAAAACGCTGCCAACAATCCAGAGAACTATAAACAAACTTCTGTATTTGTTCCTGAGTTGGGTAGAACTTTAGATTTAACACCGCCTCAAGTTAAACAATATTTGAGTGAAGGTTTGCGTTTGCCCGATGGTACGGTAATTAAATATGGTGGCCAAAAACCCACAGCACAACCTGTAGCAACACAACCTGCAACAGCACAACCCGCAACAGCACAACCCGCAGCAGCACAACCTGCAGCAGCACAACCTGCAGCAGCACAACCTGCAGCAGCACAGCCTGCAGCACAGCCTGCAGCACAGCCTGCAGCACAGCCTGCAGCACAGCCTGCAGCACAGCCTGCAGCACAGCCTGCAGCACAGCCTGCAGCACAAGTCCCCAACTTTGGTATTCAACCAACACATATTCGCCAAGTAGAATCAAATAATACTGCTTTTGCTGAAGGTCCTTATGTTCCCGGCCAAGGAACTGCTAAGAGTTCTATGCAGGTTATGGATGCTACAGCCGCTAACCCCGGGTTCGGTATTAAGCCTGCTCAATTAACTGGCGATAAAATTAACGATGAAGCCGAACGGGTTCGCGTTGGAACTGAATACTTTAACGCCATGAAAAAGCGTTATGGTAATGATGCTGTTGCCGCTGCTGCATATAACTGGGGCCCCGGTAATGTAGATAAGTGGATTAAAAATGGTGCGGATCCAAGTGCTTTACCTGCTTCTGTTAAAGACTATGTTAGCAAAGTCATGGCAGTTGCTGGGGGAAATCAAGCTGGTCCTTCGCAACTTTCAACAAATATTCAAGGCGCGGCTCCTACTCCAGTAGCAACTAAAACCGGTTTGCAACAACCTGTTCCGAGCCAACAATCTACTATTACGCCGGTATCGCCCATAACTCCAGTTCAAAAACCCAATTTTGAAGTACCGACTTCGTTTGTTAAACCTTATCCAAACCCGCAAAGTAAAGAAGAGGTAGCACAAAACGAAAAAGCGCTTGAAGAGTTCCGTAAACAACAAACTCAAATTCAGACTAAAAAAGCTGAAACTGGCGTTACAACAGCTGCAAAATCAGATGAAACAGAACGTCAAAAAGCTGGTGAGTTTATTTCTAAGATGAGTTCTGAAGCAGATCGAGCTGATGAAGTTATCAGAACAGCCAATCAAATCATTGGTCATGCAACATCGCATCCTGAAGATTTTGGTTGGAGCAAACAGCCAATATCAAAAGGCTTGCTTGGCCCCACATTAAATATTGTGAAACCAATTCCTTTCTTGGGCGAAGATGTAAGCCAAGGAATTGAAAAAGCTGTTGAAGCATTCCAACCTGAAGGGGTTGCTGCTCGTCGAGATCTAACAAACGGCAACGCCAAAAAACTTGGTATGGACTTTGCTGCTGAACAATTTGCTGGATCTGGCGCACGTTTGGGTGTTGGCCTAGAAAAAATGGCTGCTGATGCTAAAACTTTGGGGACAGATCATACTGCAATGACAAACATTGCTAATGCTACATTGATTAAACTTGCATATGAAAAAACCAAAGAACAAGCTGCAGCTTGGAGAACATTTAAGGCGGCTAATCCAGATGCAAGCCCATACGATTTCTTGCAATCTAATGAAAATCAAGCGATTAAAGCTAAATTTAATACTAGATTGGATTCGATGGAAACTCAATTACGCCAACAATTCCCTCAGTATTTTAATGACTCCACGGTTAGTAGTGCAACCAGCTCAAAGCCTAAACGCCCGCTATCTGAATTTACTAAAAAATAATAGGAAAAATTATGGCTGAATTTGATGTAGAAGGCGCAAGAAAAGAAGGCTATTCTGATGAAGAAATAGCCCGACATTTAGCTGATAAAAACAACATTGATTATGACGCTGCAGTTAATAAAGGGGGCTATAAACCTCATGAAATAATTCAGCAATTTACCGGTGTGGGTCCCGGCCAATCACAAGTAAACCCAATCACATCCTCTCCGGTTTCTAATGCGGTTGCTGGTGCTGGTGTGGGCTTGGCTGGTGCTGCAACAAGATATGGCCTTGGTAAAAGTATTAATGCTTTAGGATCTGTATTTGGTTCAGGCTCTCAAGCAGCTGCAGCTGCTGCAATGAATCCAAATTCGGCTACGGGTTTACAAGCTTATTTGGATAGCCAGTTATTTCAGCACAATATAAACCCGCCTATTAGTGAAGTAGAAAAATTTACTGGTCAAAGAATAGCAAGCCCAAGTGAAGCACAGGCCGCAATTAAAAAAATTAATGGTAGCCCAGCTAAATTGGTTGATGATATAAGAAATGTTAATGGGCAATGGCAATATTTTGGACAAAAAGTGCAACCTCCTATTGCGCCGATGGACGTTACACCATTAAAAACTAAGTTTGCTATTCCACAAGCTCCGACCACCGCCGTTGGCAAAATGGTTCAAGCAACACCTAAAATAGCTCAATCTGTTTTAAAACATGCCATGCCTGTTGTAGCAGGAGCTGGTATTGGATATGATTTGCAAGATGCTTTAAATAGGTGGAATTCTGGCGAGGAAGGTAGAGCAATTGTTTCTGGTCTTGGAGCAATTGGTAGCGCAGCATCTTTGATTCCGACACCCTATACTCGGGGCATAGGAACCGCCGTATCTGTTGGTGCGCCGTTGTTAAATGCTTATCTTGATAGTCAATTAGGCCATGAAAAAACTCCTCCGAAAGAAAAACCTGCGTCGTTTTCTTATGGATTAAAAGAAGGCGGCGCTGTTTCCGAAATGAAGGCCGCACTTAAAATGAAGAACGGCGGTTTGTACGAAAATATTCATGCCAAACAGGAGCGTATCGCCCACGGTTCTGGTGAACATATGCATAAACCTGGTTCAAAAGGCGCACCGTCAGAGCAGGATTTCATTGAGTCGGCCAAAACCGCCAAAATGAAAGAAGGCGGTTTGTCCTTGTCTGTTGGCCGTGGTGAAAAGCTGCCTGTTTCCCAAGGTGCTGGTCTGACCGCTAAGGGTCGTGAAAAGTACAACCGTGAGACTGGTTCACACTTGCAAGCACCCCAGCCCGAAGGCGGGGCACGAAAGGACTCTTTCTGCGCTCGTATGCAAGGTGTTGTGGACCATGCCAAAGGCGACGCTGAGAGAGCCAAAGCGTCCCTCAAGCGCTGGAAGTGCTAATCACTTCCTGAATCTATCGCCAACCCATCCCTCAGCTGCAATCGGAATATCGTGAGCCCAGCTGGGGGCAATGGTCATGTGCGAGATCATATCGGTTAGTTTGTCTTCTGCGTCAGTATTTTGTTCGACACAAAGGATTTCATCGTGAATCAGCCCGACTACACCATAGCCCACATTCTCCAGCCGTACCACGGCTTCGGCAAGGAGATCCCTTGCGGTGCCTTGAACGGACGACTGAAAGATGCTGGAGCCCAAAAGATTATTGCGCTTCCACTGCCTCGTAAGCGTATTCTGGCTCCTGACAGTAATGCCCATCTTAGTAGCGCCCCAAGGGGTTTGGACCTCCTCGACTAACGGGGCCTGCCAGCATATTAGCCTGCCACTGGGTAAGCGCATCCACAGGGCGTTATTCGAGCATTTGAACGCCACACGGCCATTCTCTAACCCAGTAGCAGTTCCGGGTGACATAATGGCCTGTATGGCCTTGTCTTCCATCTCGTGCCAACATGCCTTCACTTTGAAGTAGCTCTCACGGTACTTGTTCACCGCCATTTCAGCTTGGGGCAATGACAACTTGACCCCCATGCCCTCAGCATACGCCACCAAACCTTTTGGCCCTTGGCCAAACAGGCATCCCAACACCGCCGACTTACTGATCTGGCGCATTTCTTTGGTCACTTCAGCATAGGGCACTTGGTACAGCGCCTCTGAGGCAAACACCTTGTATTCATCCAAACCGTTTCTGAACATATCCACTTTGTCTTTTTGACCTGGTATCCACACGCCAACACGGTTTTCAATCGAGCTGAAATCCGCATCCAAGAATACATGCCCATCAGGGGCCTTGATCACGCTTCTGACAAGCGAAGATAGTTCGGGAATACTACCACGGCCACCACCTACTAAAATGCGTTCTACGGCCTCTGGTATCTGATCGTCCTTTAGTGACGGTCTGGGTAAGTTCTGGATGTTCAGACCACCACGGCTGGCCCAACGTCCTGTGCTGGCCCCGTGGTACACCAGCAAATTACGAATCCGGCCACCGTTTTGAATTTCCAGCATCTTCTCGAACTTGGCCACACTGGTGCTGGAACCCTCACTGCGGTACTGCAGCACCTTTTTCACCGCCTCTGACAGCTCTGTATTCGTTGCCAATTTGGCAACTGTTTCAGCGGTTAGATTGTCAACTTGGACGCCTTGAGTTGCTAACCACTCACCCAATTTGGCCGGTTGTTTGGCACTGATGCCGCCAGTAATGGCCTTGATGCCAACATCGATATCGTCCTTCTCTGCGTTGACTGCCTTGATGGCATTGTCCAATTCTTTTGTATCAATTGGAACGCCACGTTCATTAATTTTGTTGGTCAAGACCCAGATGTGCTGCTCATTGGGTGTAATTGGGCGTAGTTTTGTCGCCAGAGCCATTTCTGTTTTGACATCTTGAACGCAATAAGAAAACATCTGAGTTAACAGCTCAGGATCCTTGTTAAACGTCCCGTCTTTTTGTGGTTTGGAAAGCTTTTGAATTAGTCGTTTGCCTGCTGGGTCTTTTTGTTCTGTGACCCGCACAAACAGGGCGGCTTCTTCCAAGCTTTGGGGTACATTGTTGGCCGCTGCCCACGCCATTGTGTCAATCATCTGTTCCCATTTGACAGGTAGATCCAACACGTATTTCATAATGTGAAATTCAAAGGCGGCATTCCAGGCTTGGAACGATGCCTTCGAGTTAAAGAATACATTGGGGAATGGGACCTCTGGGTGCCAGAGTAGTACCGGACCTCCATCGACGGAGTAGGCCATGCAGATGACCTCGGTACTTGGGTGCTTGGCGTAGTTGTCCAAGCCTACAGTTGGCAGGTCGGCCACACTGCGTGTTTCAAAGTCAAGATTAATTCTCATAAAAGCTCCTATGGCAAGCTGACGCATCAGCGGTTTGAATATGTCGGTACTTATTGCTAAGTACCGACAATTTAGACTATATCAGATTTCGCAAACACCTGCAACGCAAGCCAGCATTTGGGCTCCTTCCACATTATCAGTGATTTCGCGGAATTCTTCCCAGTCAATAGTTGGCATTTTGGCCTTTAGCTCGTTGTATTCTGCTTCAGATATCTCTTCATACGGTGCCTGGCGATAGCTGCCCCCGTCATAAGGTAGGTAAGACACGCCGCTAATTTCGTCGAAGTGTTCCCACGTCCAAGCGCCAACAGCAGGCCAATCTTTCTCTTCAACCGAGATAGTGACGGAAGGCTTATGTTCACACCAGTGACGCTGATATGTGAGCCAGAGTGATAAATGGCTGATTGGATTAACATCCGCTCTTGTGAGTCCGTCAGGCGCCCGTTGAGGGAAACTAAAGACGGTGGTCTGGGTAGGTTTATATACGCAGTCTTCTGCTGGAACTCCTTGCTGGACCAAGAACTGCGATAGGGGATCCTTTTTGTCTCCACGAACCCTACGAACATAGAATTTGCTGTGACGGGGATGAATCCCCGAGGCGCTATCGACCAACTGGGAAACTGTGCCCGAGGGTTTGACGCAAGTAATGGATGCGCTTCGAGGGATCCCAAGCAGGTCTGCAAACTCGTGGTTTGCTCGTCGTGCTTCTTCTCGTAGTTCGCTAAGTAACTCATTTAATTCCTCACCTTCGGTGCATAGTCGTAAGTTGTCATAGATTCCCGTGAGCGATACCCCGAGGAGCCTTTCTTCTTCTGTATTTCGTTGCCACACTTTTCGCAAGTAAGGGAACTTGGTGAATGTCGCTTGGATGGTTCCAAGAATAGAAGCCACCCGCACTTTTTGCAGGAGAGTCTCTTTTGTGTCGTCATGGCGAACTACAACCTCAGTAAGATTACAGAATTGATATGGTCGAAGGACAATCTCCGAGCAAGGATTAGTTCCGAACTCAAAGTTTGGATCACGATGCCCATATTTTTCAACCGTCTTACGAGCAGCTTCCCGATTAAAAATCCCTCGTTCACCGGAATGGGAGTTGTAAAGTGACAACCACTCTTCCATGAATTTTCCGACAGTAGGTGTTTCGTTATACACCGCACTATTGTTCGCAAGCGCACGATGCGGCGCAGTTTCCCACCACGGGCCAGCTTTAGCATGACGAATCCTTTCATCGTCCAAATCGGACAAACTAATCATAGCAGAACGGCGCACACCGCCAACCACCACGACTTCACCAATTTTACACATTAAATCGTGGCACTCAAGTGAATTGAGTTTGCGACCTTTTGCGCCCTTAAACAAGTTTACCGCAAAAGCAAACAAGTCTACCAATGGCTCAGGACCACTGGCACGGCCACCAAACGTCTTCAAACGGGCACCAGCGGGGCGCACCTTGCTAACGTCCCACTTGGGGATTTCGCCAGCATACAACAGCGCCAGCAACAAACGCAACGACTTGGCCCAACCTTCTTTGGAGTCATGCACATTGATCACATGGTCACCATTGAACATTTGATCTGGCACTTCGGGTAGCAGGTTGATGTATTTGGACTCTACCGAGAAACCAACGCCTGTGCCACACAACAAGATAAACATGGCTTCGTCAAACGCTTTGACATCATCGATTGGCAAATACGAACAATTATAAACGCAAGTATTGTCGCGGTCTGCGCTTTTACCAGCGGTCATCATGGCCCGCATAGAAGGCATCACATGCAGATTCAAAATTGCGTTTCGGATATCCTCTTTCAACTCTTTGTTGTCTGCAATCTTTTCTGTTCGGCTAAACACATAGTCAACATAACGGTTAACTGTCTCACTCCAATGTTCACGGCGACCCTTGTCGTCAATGAAACGGGCATACCTGCTGGCAGCGATATATTCCATGTATTGGTTCATCTTAGTCATTTGTAATTCTCCACATTGTCATTGCGTTAGTAACTTTATCTCCGCCCATTAGAAATGCAATAGTTTGGCTACCGTAGCCCATCTCTTTTAAAGATTTAATGGTATCAACAACTTCCCCAAAAAACTTTTTAGGACTCACCCATTTTTTAGTTTGCTGTTTATTAAAAATAGGTTGAATTTCTAAAATCAATTTAGATTCAAATTTTTCTGCCGCTTCATTTGTCAAACCTTTTTGTAAAATTGTAACTAAATCATCCATAGTGTATCCGTTTTCTAAAAGGTTTTTTAGGTAAACAGAATACTCAGGGCTTCTATTACTTCCTCGGCATAACCATGCTCGTTCATACGACCCTTTTCCGATATACAGAATTTCTCCTGTTTCGGGGTTTGCGTGTTGATACACATAAAATTTCATATTTTTCTTGTTGTTAAAGGGAAGAAAACCCGCCGAAGCGGGTTGCTTAATTAAAGGGCAGTTACGCCCTTGACTTACACAGCGAAGTCTGCAGCTGCGTTCGACACACCGCCAAGTCGCTCACCTTCCTCGGTCTTTTGGACGTTGGCGAGGCCATAAGCGATGCCCTTAGAACCTGCTGAGTTATAAGGGTACAGTGTTACCGAAGCGCGGCCATAGCATCCGCTATAGAACTCTTCTGGATCCATAATGGCATTTAAATCCGCATCGACAACGCCAGGCTTTTGGGCCGAGTTGGCATTGAAGAAGTAGCAGTTTGCATATGCTGGATCTTCTGGTTTTTCTACGTCTCCATCACGCAGACCACCTTTCAGAACTGGTGGCACTTTGCCGCCAAAGAAGGCAGCGTTTTGGGTTTTGCAGTCGTTGAACGCTTTGTTCAGCTTGTCCACTGTGGCCTTGTCAGACTTGGGCACAATGATCGAGCAGCGGTACTTGGGAGAACCGCCGTCCACACCAGCTGTTGGCTGGAACACGCTGACATAAGAAAAACGAACCTTACCGGTTACGACTTTGATTTTCACTGATTGAGACATAATTTACCTTTTTAACGAAAGAGCTGGACTTAAATAGGGGCCAGCTCGTCTACCCTTGTTAGCAATCATACAGCATTTGTATGTTTGCCAACGCATTTCTTATTGCCAATGCGCTGACCAGATCCAACTGGTACTCCTCATTTGACAACAACTCTCTATCATGAACTAAGAACTCAATGACCTCGAAAGCTGACTCCCGAATGGCCCTCAAATCTTCCCACGATTCTGCCACTTTAAGCTCGGTGAAGTGTTTTGTCAACCCCTCAATGGCTAGATCTGGAACCATCACCTTGAAACCAACCATCTGCTGAATCATTTTGCTGCTATTGTAAGGCCTACGTTGCCAATACTATAACCCAAAAATGAGATCGCAATTCCTAAATTTCCTTTGATGTACTGATCTATGGCAATGGCCAAGTATACAACACCTACGGCAGCAATCAACCACTGGCTCATGTAAAATCCTCCTTTACGCTGGTGTCACGTACCAATTTAGGACTGCCAGTAGGACGTACAATGAGATCACCGAGTACGGAAACGATATCGCCTTTTTTGCCAAGCTTCTCAAGCTTTGCAATAGATTTAAGAGTCGATGGTTCATAAATTTCCTCCGGCTTGTATCCTTTTTCCAACAGCACTTGTGCGGCCAGTTCTTGGTCGCCCACTTTACGATGTGTTGCTGTGGTTGTCAACTTGTAGCCCAATGGTAGCACACCATTTTCGACTGCTTCGTTGAGCATGTAGGATTTTACATCATTGGCCCAAGTAGTGAGCTGGTCGGCGCGGCTAAACACCAAATCCAATTCATCTTGGGTCAACAGGGGAGGATCACGAAACTCCAGTTTGGCCAGTTCGTTAACAAAGTCGCTTCTGGCTCGGCATTGTGGTTTGGCCTTGCAAAACTGGCAGTGTTCACCAGGCACAAAATCACCAGTGCCAATCCAAGCTTTCTTGGCTTTGGGTTTTACTACAAATTCGGCCCAATCTAACAGTTTTGCCGTTGTAGTTGACTCAGTTGTAATGCTGTCTTTTCGAGGTTGGCAGATCGTGTATTCAATTTCCTTGATACCGGGGTATTTAGGCTTGTATTTTTCATATGCGCCGAGTGCGTACAGGCGTAGTTGGGAGTTCCCTGTAGCATCTACACTAACCCCCGCCCCATACTTGAGGTCGATCACACGAATTTTATGGCCGGAAATTATTACGACATCAGCGCTGCCATGACCCTCCGGAACGTAGCTGTCGTAGTTGACTCTCTGCTCAAATAGTGGAACATCGCCGTCTCCAATTTGACTTCTAACGTAAACCACGTACCCACCAATGTATTCTTCCATTTCAGCATTGTAGTATTTCTCCAGTTTGATGCGCTCGTATTCAGCTTGAAACTCTTCTTCAGTAATTTGATCATAATGCCGACGCAAATAATTTTCGGCTAGTTCATGGGCCAAAGTGCCTTCAGCAGCAGGATCATGCGTTCCTGGTTTTCTTTTTGGTTCTGGTAAAGTAGCTTCCAGTCGGGCACTAGGAGTACAAGCCATCCATCGATGGCTAGAAGAAGGGGAGAGAAGTGCGTGAGCGCTCATAAAAATACTTTTAAATGGTGTTAAAGCATTGTAGCATGTTTATTTAAATATTCAATAGCAGATTCTAACGCTATTACGGAATCTTTAAACAGTCCCAGACCTTGATTACATTTTTGGCATAGAAGTCCTCGGACCTTACCGCTACTATGGCAATGATCAATATGAGCAGATTTGTTTCCTATTTCTATAGACATCTTACAAATAGCACATTTGCTATCTTGTTGCTCTTTTAAGTTTTGTACAAATTCAAACGAGACACCAAATTCTCGCACCCACCGAGCATTTTTTACTTTTTCTGGATTTTTTCTTTGCCAGTTTTGCACTACTTTAGTGTGGCAAGACTTACAACGGTAGTATTTTCCGTCTTTTTTCCTTTTGTCCGAATTGAATTCAGATAAAGGTTTTTGCTCTTTACATGTAGAACAAGTTTTCATGAATGCCCCCTAAAGCATGTTGGTGCGGTATTCGGTTAGGGAACCGACAGGGGAGCTACCCTTTTCCCGCTTAATTGTACTGGGCTATTCGCCAGCTTTTTTAAGATTATTGATAAGGTCTTTTACTGCGCCAGCAAAATCCACTGTGATCTCCGCTTTGACATCCAGTTTGTTGTCACGGGTTTCACGGTAGGTTTCACCAAATTGGCCGCGCAAGGCAATTTCAGCCAAGCGGGAATTGAATGCTTTATTACCAACATTGGCCAAGATTTCACGTTCCCAATAGGCTTGGGAGTGGACCAATGCTAGATCGAGGGCTTGCTCGAACTCAGGGTATTTCTTTTTAAAGCTTTCCGCTGCATAGCGGGAGATACCCAAGTCTGCCCACATCATGCGTTGGGACGCACCAGTCTTGCCCATTTCAATGACTCGTTCGCACATTGAGGGATCGTACTTGGATGTTGTGGCAGGTTTTTTGGGTGTGGTCATGTTATTCTTATACAAGAGTAAATTAGGGGAGCGGAAACTCCCCTAATACTACTAATGCAAATTAGTCGCCTTTTTGGCCCGACTCATGCTGCTTTTTGGCAATTTGCACTTCTCGGAGCGCCTGATTAATAAGCACTCGGGTCATTGCACCCGCCAATTCGGCCCGTTTGGGGTCCAATTTAACTGGCGGGGCTTCATACCCACCCTTGTTCATCAGGCCATTAAGCAGGTTGCTCGGTTGCTTCATCAGCACTCTCCTGCGGTTCCAAAGCGGCTACTTGGGGGTTTGCTTGGGTAATGATCCAAGCAATAGGCTGGTTTGCCTTTACAAAAGGTGCATCACCCAAAATCTGCAAAATGGCATTGACCTGGTCAACGGTCAACTCCAACTTAATAATTTCCTGTCCGATCATACAATTTTCCTTTCATGAACTAAAAACTCAAAACAATCCCACAACTCCTGCATTCGCATATCATGAAGGGCAGAAATGCCAATCATGACGTTTGCAAATTCATCTTCGCTCATTGGTTTTGGCCCGTCCAATTGACGTTTCAACACCAAATCAACATCTTCTTTTGTTTGCCAAGCTTTATAGATTAGCTGCTCCAAATCAAATCGGTCTTTAGCCGCCATCACGCACCTCGTCAAAAAGATTTTGAAAGTTTTCTTGTAACTCTTCTAATGATGTTTCTAGCAACTTTTCAACATGATAAATCATATGAATGTTGGTTTCCCTAGAAATGTCCTCAGCACTCATGGCCATCAAACTCATAATGTGTTTAGGAACGTTCAAATCAATAATACTTGATTCTAGTTTGGTCAAGGAATCCCAGTGTTTCATTTTAATTCCTCCATAGCACGTTTTAAATAAATTGCTTGGTCCAAACATTCCTCATAGGCATGTTGGAGCCACTGCTTCAAAGTCAATGGGTTTTCACGCACTGTGGTTTTGTATTTGCGAATACCTAACTCTTGCCGTCTGGCAATATCATCGCAAACTTCTTTTTCAGTTCCGATTACTGGCATATTCTTCTCGCAGGTTGTTTACAATTTCGGTTGCCTCCTCCATTGTCTCACAAAAGAACACCGCCCGCAAGGGCTTGTATGCGTCTGTGTTCAACACAACGTTCTCGCTGTCCAACTGAATGTCAATCATCAATTGGGGGTTCTCATCAGTGCCGTACTCAATCACAAAAATCATTTGCTTAACTCCTCTTTAATCAGCATTATAGCCTTAGTAAAATGATAGCGCCAGTACTTTTTTGTGACGCCAATATCCTCGTTGTTTTTGCCCGACAAGAAAGCTTCAATCACTTTCTTTTCGTGCTTCTCCAGCTTGTTGTCCACGATCTGAATCACATCAAACAGGTTGTCTGTTTCGCTTTCCAGATGCAATTTGTAAGACAAGCTATCCAAATCGTCAATTTCCAGTGGGTCAATCTCCTCATCTGACAGCCGAGGGTTTGCGTAGTTTACTTTGTGTTTCATTATAGTTTTAATTCTTCCAGCACTGCGTCTTGTGTTGTTATTTTACCCTCAAGCACCATCACCACCTTTTCGTCAATTGTATTCTCTGCGACTAAATGATGGATAATAACAGGTTTTTCTTGGCCTTGCCGATGGATACGGGCATTGGCTTGAATATAATCCTCGGCGCTCCAGGGCAGATCAAACCATACCATCTGTGCAATTGCTGCAGTGTTACATTGTAAATTGATACCGATGCCGCCGGACTTTGGATGAGCAAGTAATAAGGGTATTTTACCCTGCCGCCACGCTTCGATGTTGGAATCCGATAGAACTTGAGCGTGTGGGAATCGAGCCCTGATACGTTCAAGACTAAACTTAAAATTGTAAAAAAGCAAAGTCGGAGCGTTTTGTTCTTCGAGTATAGACTCCAAATATTCCAGCTTGCTTTCGTGTAGACTGTGCCATTCACCTTGTTCGTCGTATAGCGCCCCCGACGTGGCTTGGAGTAACTTGTTAGCCAAGGCCGCTGCGGAAACTGCTGTGATGGTTCCGTCAGACATATCGAGAACCATATCTTTTTTGAGCTTTTCATAATGTGAAATGGTCTGTGGGTCTAAAATAACTTTTTGGTACAAATTGGTTCGTTCTGGCAAGGTCAGATAATCTTCTGCTTTTAAACTAAAACAGATATCGCTGACCTTTTCCAGAATTTGCTTATCAGCACCAGGCTTTAACTTCCAATTATATACAACGCCTGTGTGCCGATTACGCTGGTCAGGATCCAAGTATTTAGATCGGAATTTGCTTATGGAGGACTCTAACCTCGATCCAAGGTCCAATATGCCAACTTGACTCCATATATCTTGGAGTGACTGCGGGGTTGGAGTTCCAGTCAATATTATACGTCGGGTAAATTGACGTAAATGCTTTTTTAACGCTTTGAAACGCTTCGTCGAAGGATCCTTCATTCTGCTTGACTCGTCTACTATCAAGTAGTCGAACTGCCTTTGGTTCGAGTCCAAGAGCCATACTAAGTTTTCCAAGTTGACGATGTATATGTCGGATTTGCTCTTCAAGGCGTTCAGCCTTTGAGCTGGAGTACCCATCACTTTCACCGCTGTCATGTGCCGCAAGTGCTCCCACTTCTGACACTCCTGCGCCCAAACTGATTCCGCCACCTTCTTCGGCGCTACTATCAGTGTAGATCCCCGTGGGGATTCCGCTATAATCGTCAGTGCTGTCGTTGTCTTGCCCAGCCCTGGCTCCATGAATAACCCCAGATGGGGCATTGTTTTCGCTTTGCATACCATTTCCTCCTGATAAGGATGTAAGTTACTACGCTTTAACATAATAGGTGTTCCAGTAGGGCGTCGATCTCAGCCTTACTTCGCAACACCACTACGGGGAAGCCCTGTGCCTTGAGCTGCTCGAACACCACCCGTTGTCGTTCGGATATAACGCCAGTTTCGGTTTTTAGCTCCACTAACTGTATTTTCTGATTTAGAAATACTATCCGGTCCGGCACTCCGCTTATCGTCGAGATCCACTTGTAGCACAAGCCCCCCTTCTCCTTCACCTTCTTTACCAACCTTGCTTCTAGTTCTTTTTCGAGCATCGAGGTCTTTCTCCATCTTAACGGCTTGGGTCAACTGTTTGACAATATGCTCTGTCAAATAGGCGCGGGACTCCTCACCAATCTCCTCTGGCATCTCACCAATGTGCTCAAACACTCGGCAAACACAATGGGTCGATTCGTGTGCAATCAGGCCAGCCAAATACACATCATCATCGGCGCACTCTTCCAAGTCAAGCGCCAAGATAATGATGCCGTACTTACCGTCACTGAAGTAGTGTGTTTCGCCCACACCAATGTCCAGCGCATTGGTCTTCACGCCCAAAACCTGGTGATCTTTTAAGATCTTTTGAAACTCTTTGTCGCTGAAACAAAGTTTGATGTGAACCGGAAAATGGCCAGCATCAACGTGATAGTAGTTATACTTAGGTTTTTTGGTTGTCATCAAACATTACCATTTGTTGGGGGTTTTGGTTTTTAATTGCTTCTCTTAGAATGGCGGTCAGGCCATACTCCAAAAGAATTCGTGTGGCCTCTTTGTCGGTGTTCAAAACGGCCTTTACAGAACCGTCTTCATTCTCTTCAAAAGATAAAAGTTCCAGCAGCATATCAAAACTCTATATTCAAAGTGATATTAGCTTTGGTTTCATCATTATCAGAAGTTATAACGACATCAACGCTTTTTTGTCTACTTTCTTCCTCGGCTTTTTTAAAGATTCGGTCCCAGTTTCGGCTGAACTGTTCTCGGTCTTCAATGGGTCGGGGGCTGTCACCTTTTCCTGCTTCGGCTTGAGACATTCTAGTTCCTCCTTCAATGCCATATTTTCTTCCAACAGTTCTGTGACCAGATCGGCCACATCACCAACTTCTTCTAATGCCATATTGTAACCAATGGCAAACATCTGCTCATCAGTACGAACCTGCATATCCACTCGGTTATAGTTTTTCCACGCCTTATAGGCATCTTGGGCTCGGGTCATAGTGCCTCCACATCGGTTACTGTTGGGTCAATTATAGCACGTTTAACCAAACGCAATTCTTTTAACGATTTTAACAAATCATTTATAAATTGGTCGCCAAACAAATGCGCCAGTTGGGGCCGGTTATTTTGAAGGTGCTGTATCAATTGTTCTTCGCGTGTCATGGAAAAAACACCCCCATTGTGATTGGTGCTACTTTACGCAATTCCATTAAAACCTCATTGGCAATCAAGCGGTGTTCTTTTTGGGTCGAGGGATCCAGCCTGCTTGTCAAGTAATGGATCCAGCTTCGGAATGTGCCGCTCATATACATCCGGCTCATTGTTAGCCCCTCTGGCAACAATGCTCGGGCTTGTTCTTTTGCGATACCCAACTTCAACGCCTGCCGATATTTGTTGTATGCCACACCGATCACCTCATCTTGCATGGCTTCCCACACGTTGGCCAGATCAGGAGATTCGGCTGTCAAGAACACCGGAATGCTATTCTGGCGGTTCTTTGGATCTTGAATGCGGCATTCACGGTTCTCAGGAATAGCAAGGTCTGCCACATCCGCATAACGCTGGCTAAATTCTTGGAAACTGAATGAACGATGGCGCAAAATCTGCCTGCCAATGTCGCGTGTGGTGTTGATCTCAATACACGCACTGGCCATCTCAAACGGGCTGGTGTGGCCGTGTTTCATCATATACTTGAGCAGTTTCTCCACATCGGGGTTTTCCTGATTGTCGGGATTACTCACCCTGGCAATGTAACCAATGTGTTTGTCTACGTCCGGTGTGGCCCACACTAGCTTGGTGGTCATGTGTTCTTCTCCTTTTCAACTGGCCCATTAAACAGCGCCATGCCCAGCGATCCAAGCATGACCGCCTTCAACTCTTCGCGCTCCTCTTCTGGATATTCACTGGCGACCTCATCCATGATTTTCATAATGCTGGCGGCCACTTCTTCGGCTGGAATTGGTTTTGCGCTCATATGTTTTTCTCCTTGAGTTTGGCTTCAATGCGTCTTGCGTAAACATCAATGGTCTGTGTTGGCAAATCTTGCAAGCATTCTTTTATTTCCTCATCCGTCAGCCCTACCCATGTGCGCTGTGGTGACAACATTTTTTGAACATCCCCACACATTACTTTGATTGCGTTGTAGCCTTCAGGATCATTGTTGTC